TCATACCACCATAATACATTTTAGATGGCCCAAGTATTTCTACGCCATGACAGTAAGTATTTTTTCTGCCTTCTTTAATTGTAATAACAGGTTCGTTTGTACCATGTTTTTTATTAGCACGAATCTTATGTTGATTTACATGAATATATTTTTTTGTCATATTTTATTTCTTTAAATTTAAGCATTAATTAATATTTTACTATATTTAAATATTTCTGGATAATCTTTTAAATACTGAAGAATATTTTGTGGTGAACTTTGTACATATGGGTCTTCTTTATGATTATCAGACCTTCCGTCTTCTTCAAACATTTTAATAATCATACCATTATTAATAATAGCTGCATATCTCCAAGACCTACTTCCAAAACCAAGATTTTCTTTTTCTACTAACATACCCATAGAAGATGTGAACTCAGCATTACCATCAGGAATAACTTTTACTTTTCCTATGTCTTGTGCTTTTGCCCAGGCGTTCATTACAAATGAATCATTTACAGACATACAATAAATTTCATCAATGCCAAATGATTTAAATTCATCATATAATTTATTAAAATCTGGTAATTGATAAGTTGAACAAGTCGGTGTAAATGCACCAGGTAAAGAAAATAAAATTACTTTTTTACCTGCAAAATAATTAGCAGTTGTTTTATCAACCCACTTAAAAGGATTATCTCCTTCTATACTATCATCTCTTTCTCTTATTTTAAATGTCACTTGTGGAACAGATTGCATATTATATCTCCATATTACTAGCTTCAATGTATAGACCCTTTAACATACTTTTGAGTCTATTTCTATTAAGATTTTGAACATCTAAATCATCAACATATTTTTCTAGAATACTCATTGTATCTTGAGTATTTTCTGTTATTGCATCTGAAATGTTTTCTGCTTTTAATTCAGAAAAATCTTCAATTATTTTAATATCATGTGCTTTAGATTCTGTTAATAATCTATCCACATATCTATCAAAATTATATAAATCTTTTTTATTTACAATAATTAATTTAACATATTTATTTTCAGAAGTCAATACCGATTCTTTACTAAAATCTTTAACACTATCATCATAATATATTTTTTGAAATATTCTTCTGGGGTTAATAATTCTTTCTGTTTCTAAAGTTTCTGTATCAAAAATATGAAACCCTTTTGGGCAGTTATCATCATTCCAAAATATTTGATAAGGTGTACCTAAATAAAAAATATGGCCATCATCTGATTTTTTGTGAAAGTGACCAGTATAAACTGTATCAAACTTTTGAAATTTATTCTTTTCCCAGCCTGTTTCACTTTTTATACCATGATGCATCTCAAACCCTTTAACCTCTAAATGACCCATTGCAATAATAGCTTTTGTTTTTTCAATCTCATTAAATGTATGTTGAGTATTTGTATTATTAATCCATGGAATAAAAAAGATAGGTAATCCGTCAAACTCAACTGTTTGACATTCTGAATATATTGTTACATTCTTATATCGTTCGCCAATCAACTCATCTAAAGAATTAACATCATTTGTATTTTTATAAAAAGTATCGTGATTACCAACCATCATGTGTAAATCAATTTCTTGGTCTGCAAATGGTTGTACAAACTTCTTTCTAAAGTCTTGTGCAATTTTATATGATACAAACTTTCTTCTATCCATAACATCGCCGAGATGAATACAAGTTTTTATATTATGTTCTTTTAGATATGGGAAAAATTGATTATCATAAAAATCATAAAAGTAATCATTAAAGTGAGAATGGTCATTTCTTGCACCGAAATGAGTATCCGTAATTAAAGCAATCTTCAAATTATTCAGACCTCTCTACAAACCCGCCTTCATAAAGCATTTCTCTATTTTGTAAATGTTGTCTTACAATTTCATTCTTACTTTGACCCATATATGCAACGCCAATATTGTTATTTACAATCATATCACTTAAACTTTTTTGTGCATCTGCTTTACCATCATAGACAAGAAATTCACCAAGTATTCTACCATACTTACCAACACCATCTTTATGTGTTTTTAAAGTCTGACTGGTGCCAACAGGTAGATATTCTTCTACATATTTTTTTGCAAAGAGACCAAATTTTTTCTCTTCTAAATCTCTAGTTCTTGATTCTGGTGTATCTATACCATAAAGTCTAACTCTTTCTTTATGCATCCACATTCCGAATCCTAAATCAATGTCAACATCTACTGTATCTCCATCAACCACTCTTACTATTTTACATTTATATTCATACATTATTGATATACTCCTTCAATTCAGTATAACCACCGATATGTTTATCTTCATACCATATTTGTGGCACAGTTGAGAAACCTAAAGATTTTATGTATTCTTTAGCTTCTGGTTCATTATTAATATCAATTTCTTTATATTTTTGAAGATTATCAGTTAATAATTCTTTAGCCATGTAACAATAACCACAACTTGGTTGAGTGTATATTTTATACATCTTTTTTTTCTTTTTTTGGATTTAACGCATATTCGTTTGGAACTTCACCCCACCCAACAATTCTATCCCATTGTCTTTGAGTATATTTGTTTTCATAACTTGCTTCTATTTCTTCTGGATACCAACCACACATATTATTCTTTCATAAAGTTTTCTAAATTTTTCTTAGTTTCAGTTTTTTTACTTTTTGTTTTATACACATCACCATCAGTAGGTAACATATTTTTTGTTAAATAATCCATATATGTATTTCCATAATTTGTTTGGTCTAAAGGGTTTTGGTCAAAAGTTGGCACCATTGCCTTTTCAATCATTTTATGTTTTACATGAGTTTGTTTTTTTTCTTTTTGTATTCTACGAATAAAAGCATAATAGATTATTTGTGTAAAATATGAAAAAGGATTCTTTGATTTTTCTGGATTAAAATTATTTACATATTGTAAACAGTTCTCAATACCATCACTAATCATTTCTTCTCTAAAAGTATAATTAATAAAGTTAGGGCGATAAGATAGGTGTTGTGCTATCTTTAAAAAACATTCACCAATATAGTTTGTAACTGGTGGTTGCTCTTCTCCCGCACTTTCAGCTTCTTTAACAACTTCTTTCCACTCGGAAATAGCTTCAAGAAACTCTTTATTATTAACATAATGTTTTGACTTACTTCTTGCCATTTAAACTCCTAATAACTTATAATATCATACTTTTTTTAAAAATCAATACGCTAATTTAAATTAATTCTAAACAATTATTTTAGCGTTGACAACAGGCAATTTGACTGGTATAATTTAGCTTGAAAGAAAAGATAATATTAATGTTTTGTTTTAGAATCATAATAAACATTTGCAAATTCATCTATTATTTCTTCATCTTCTTCTTGTCGTGGAGAATCTTCCGTTTTTCCTTCAACTTTGTATTCTCTTACTTCATTTTCTAAATCTACAGTTTTTGATATATCATCACCCGCAGCTTTATATTTTCTTAAAACATATTCATAATATTTGGCCAATCCAACACTTGCACTATAATGTACAACCACTTGTTGTCTATCAATCATAAAAATCTTATCATCAGTAAAAGAAGTCCATTTTCTTAAAGCAAGATTTTCTTCCATACTTCCATCTTTATCAGCAACAGTTACACTAACAAGTTTAAATGGTTGTGATATTTTAAAACGATTACCTTCGGTCTGTCTTAGTTCACAGATAACCTCATCGCCATTTGCAAATTTAAAAACTCTATATGGACTAATTTTTTCTAATGCTATGTTTACAATACTACTCATTCCATTTCCTTAGTTTGACATCTTTTGGTATCCATGTTCTAGGGGGTTTGTCAAATTTTTTTTCATCTATTCTTTGCCAAAAATGATTAAATAATTCTTCTTCAGTATAATCTGTAATGTAAGCATCTTTATACAATCTTGCAACATGCTTTTGTATCATTTCTCTATTATACTGTATTAGTCTTTGATGGTCCCAATATTCTTTTAAATCTAGATAATTTTCTTCTGATATTGTCATAATTTAATCCTATGTATTTGATAGTCAAATTCTTCTTCGTTGTATATATTTATTCGTTCTATAAAGTGTCTTAATGTAAAGTTAGGTTTACTTTTATAAGTTAAGTCATCAGCAATGTCATAAAGTTTACATTGAGTTTTATTATCACCAAGTCTTAACCCACGACCAATAGATTGTAAAACTCGTATTTTACTTTTTGATGGTGAACTGAATATAATATTATGTAGATTTTTAATATTAATACCTGTTGAGAATGTACCATAAGAAGCTACAATAATTGCATTGCTTTGTGTTTCTGTAATAGAACGAATGTCTTCTCTTTCTTTAGCACTCACACCACCAAATACAAAAAATACTTTTCTATCTTTTAATTCGTTTTGTATAAGATTAAATAAAGGTACACCATGTTTCTCTACGAACTGAAATAGTATTAAAGTATTACCTTTTATGGTGGAAACTAAATTCTTTGTAAAATTTAACCTCTTATCATGTGTTACAATAAAATCTAGCTCGTCAGCATACTTAAAATCTTTATTTAACTTGCATTCAGCATCAGAATATGATAAAACTAAACTATCTATCTTTAAATTAGATAAAGTCTTTTTATCAATTAATTCTTTTGTAGAAACTATTTTATTAGCAGTACCAAACAAACCTTCTAATACAAGTTTATGTGTTTGTGTATCATCTAATGTACCAGTCAAACCAAAACGATACTTACAATTAATCATCTTGGTTAATATTGATGTTAGCGATTTAGACTTAAATAAGTGTGCCTCATCACCAATAACACAACCAAACTCTTCAAAATATTTTTTTGGCATTTTATAAATAGATTGCCATGTTGATACGACAACATCTTTTGAAATTACTTTATCATGACCTTGATATATTTTTTGAATAAAATCATCTGTCCAACCATAACTAATAAAATCAGAATACATTTGTTCAACTAAACTTGTTGTTGGTACAAGAATTAAAGTTTTGTTATTTTGTGAATGATAGTATCGTGTTAGAATATAAATGACTAACGATTTACCAGATGCAGTAGGAGAAATAAGAAGACCACGACATTTTCTGGCACAATAAAGAACACTAGAAATCTGATAATCACGAGCCTTGTGTGGTAAGTTAAGTTGTTGTATAAAGCTGTTAATATGCTCTTCATCTATATTTCCGTGTCTGTTGTCGTAAAGTAATTCGTATTGTATGTCATTACGCTTACAGAACTCTCTGATGTATGGTAATAATCCCAGATAGATTTGTCCTGTAGCAATTGAATATAATCGTATTTTTCCGTCCCATACTTTATTTCTATACGCGGGCATGAATTTTGCACCAGGAACTTCAAAGGTGAAATACTCTGAAAGTTCCCTTGCAATATGTGGTTCGGTTTCAATTTGTAAGTATACTTCATTTTTTTTACCTATTTTTATATGGGACATGGTCATAAAAACTTTATAATTGGTCTTTGCTTATCTCAACCTGAGTTTCCCATTCTGTTCTTCTAAAGTGAATTATTTTCATGCATTTTTTCCAATGTGCTTTCTTTTTTGGATTATTTGTATTTTGATATGCTCTTGTTGCATTATTAAGAAGTCTCTCATACATTCTCATCATAAACGGAATATAATAAGGATTGTTCAACAATATCTTATGTTTATTTTCTTTCACTAATATGAACCTGACATTAGTTGACCTTTAGTTGCATTGTTATTTATTGTTTAGATTCACAAGAACCACATAATTGATAGTTGATTGCTCTTTTAGGGTAGAATTTCTCAAGTTCATCTGGAAAAATCCAAAATAATCTCCCACATTTTTGACACTCTATCCATACTTTTTTCACTTCCATTTTGGCCCTAAAACCCAGCCTACTATGGTATTTCGTGTACCAGTTTTTACTGGCATTACTCTATGCCAATCGGCAGAATGAAAAACAATCATCTTGTTTTTTTCATTTGTTATAGTTATATATCTGTTCTTTTTTCTAGGGTCTTTTTCAGATATATTAAATTCACCACCAGAAAAAGTTCCAGATAAAAAAACTATAAAACTTAATTTTCTTATCAACCCATTCTTATAGGGTTTATTGTGAGTATCAATATGCCAGTTATAATATTGACCTTTACCATATTCTGTATATTGCATAGGTTCAATATCTGTTAATCTATAATTCCAAAAAAGATTATTTGTTGCTTGAATGTATCTAAAATATTCTTGTAACATAGAAGTATTTGTAATCCAACCTATACTTGAATTTCTAGCATCTTTTGTACCCTGTTCTCTTACTTCTGCTTCTTGTAAAGTTCCCTTATGTTGTAAACTTCTATTAACTAAATCTTCTGGTAATTGTTGTTCATGATATATCATAAAGCACCTTCAGTATATTTTATCCAAGTCGTAATATTTCTTAATTGAAAACCTCTATTATGTAAATTCTTTACAACATGCTCTAAATAACCTACACAGGTTTTTAGATAATCAACTTTAGATGTTAGTTTAATTAAATCTGTATCAGCTTCTAAATAAGTTGGAATATCTTGTCTTAATATTTTAAGTTCAAAAGGTTTCTCAGCTTTTCCTGAATAGTATTCCCACTTTTGTTTTTTCATTATTCTCATATCAGTTTCTGCCTTACTTAGCATTAACTTAAAGTTTGAATGTAATTTTAAATATTTGTTGAGTAATGCAGGTGACCTAGTTTCTTCAAAGCTGATATTAGTTTCATCAACTTTAGAATCTTTGTCAAACATTTCTTGTATTTGTGATAAGTCCATAGTATTATATTATATAATGGTTTTTGTGTATTGTCAACCTAATGATTGAAATTTATATAGTTGATATTGAAAAGTTGCTTGAGCAGTCAGATATTGAGTATCTGCTGTGTCGTTTACATAATTTAAACCAGATATAGAAACTGGGTATACATTTGAAAATATAACATTTAAAATTGGATTATTTTTGTTTGTAAGAATTGTTAAAGTGGCATCTGAGTACATTGCACTATCAGGTGTTCTTGGTTTTGGTGTATCTGATTTACCATCAAATTTTGTAATAGAATCAGGTCTTCTATCAGAGTTAGAACTTCTAAATGCTTTAAATTCTTCTCTATCTTCTGGAAATCCAATTGCTGTTATCCAGTTATGTAATTCTTGATAGTTTTCTAATTTTTCATCAACTAAAAAAGTAACTTCTAGATTATCATAAGTTATCTTATCAGGTAATACATTAATATTTTTGTAAGGTGTAGGGAAGATTGCCTCACCCATACTAATACCTGGAACATTACATGCAGTTGTAAAAAATTGAACTTTAGGTAATTGTAAAATAGAAAAACGATACTGCGATGGTGCAGAGTAATCTATTGTTTCTGGTTGTCT